AATCACGATCGACTGTCATTTTGTTTGGCATAAGCGGATAAAGCGCAACGACCTCGCCACGGGCGTTTCTAATGATCTGTGCGTAGGCGTTTCCCCATAATAAAAGATGACTCATCAGCGTTTCTCTAAACGCAAAGGAAGTCATCTCAGGATTCGGCTCGTCATGAAGCAGCTTGTACAGTGGGTGCTTGAGGTGTTTTTCCTTTCCGCCGGAATCATTATATTGATAGATATGGAGCGGAAGCCCCGCCAGTGTTTCAGATAATATCCTCACGCAGCTGTACACTGCTGTCATTTGCATGGCCGTCTGCTCATTGACTGGTTTTCCCGCGCTGGTGCTTCCGAAAAAGAAGCTGTAGCGACTGCCACCGAGGGCATCTTTAGGCTTGTCACGCGCCTTGAATATTCCTTGAAGTATTCCCATAGACATCACTCTCCTTTACTAGAAAACAAGCAGGCCGCGATCATCATAGACCGAAGCGCCACTTTCATTGCCGCACCGAATCGCTCGATCAAGCGCCATAATGGTGGCGACTGCGCCGTCGATTTTCTCTGTGGATTTCTCTTTGTCCGCTTTTATATTGCCTGCCGGATCGGTGCGGATATAGATGTTGTCCATCATCCAGCGAAGGACCGGATGACCACCGTGGGCAAACCTTTGTTCTAAGGTTAGCTTCATGAGCTCCTTGGTCGGTGGGCTCATATCCTTGAAGCCCTGACCGAACGGAACAACTGTAAAGCCCATGCCCTCAAGGTTCTGGACCATCTGTACAGCACCCCAGCGGTCAAAGGCGATTTCGCGAATGTTGTATTTCGTACCCAGCTCCTCAATAAAGCTCTCGATGAAGCCATAGTGGACCACATTGCCTTCAGTGGTTAAAAGATAGCCTTGCTTTTTCCAGACATCATAATTCACATGGTCACGCCGCACACGCAAATCGATGTTGTCCTCCGGTATCCAGAAAAACGGGAGCACGACAAACTTGTCATCTTCGTCCAGCGGCGGGAATACCAGAACAAAAGCAGTAATGTCGGTGGAGGAGGAAAGGTCCAGACCACCATAGCAAATTCGTCCCCGTAAGGCTTCCTGATCTACCGCAAAAGCGCAGGCATCCCATTTGTCCATTGGCATCCAGCGTACAGCCTGTTTGACCCACTGGTTCAAGCGGAGTTGCCTGAAGCTGTTCTCCTCGGCTGGATTCTGGCGGGCCGACTCAAATGCCGCTTTAACCTTATCTAGGCCGACTGTAATACCGAGGGAGGGATTGGCTTTTTTCCAAACCTTCGGATCAGTCCAGTCGTCTTCTTGCGCTGCACCATATATGATCGGATAGAAGGTCGGGTCATTTTTTCTACCATCAATGATATCCAGCGCTTTTTGATGTACCTCCCAACAGATGCTGTTCTGATTGTCTCCGGCGGTTGTGATCAAAAAATAGAGTGGCTGCATTCGCGCATCACCACTGCCTTTGGTCATGACATCGTAGAGCTTTCGGTTTGGTTGGGTATGCAGTTCGTCGAATACCACGCCATGGGTATTGAAACCGTGCTTGTTGCCGACGTCGGCAGATAGCACTTGATATGTGCTCCCGGTTGGTAAATAAACAAGCCGTTTCATGGAATCAAGTATCTTGACTCGTTTCGCCAGTGCCGGACACATCCGGACCATATCTGCTGCAACGTTAAAGACGATAGACGCCTGATTACGATCGGCGGCACAGCCGTAGACCTCAGCGCGTTCCTCATTGTCGCCACAGGTCAGCAGTAAAGCAACCGCAGCGGCGAGCTCTGATTTACCCATCTTCTTTGGAATTTCAACATACGCAGTGTTGAACTGCCGATAGCCGTTGGGCTTGATGGTGCCAAAGATGTCTCGAATAATCTGCTCCTGCCAGTCAATCAGCTCAAAAGGCTTACCGGCCCAGGTGCCCTTGGTATGGGAGAGCGCCTCAATAAAGGACACAGCGTAATCGGCCAGAGCCTTGTCATAGATTGAATCCGATGCTTTAAATCGGGTGGGTTTATATTTCTTCAATTTTCTGATACACCGTCACCTCCTTTCGCAGGGCATAAAAAATACAGCCCATCATGGCTGCATAACGAGGAACAGAGCCGGTTGGCTCATATTCCAAGAAGCTGTAGTTTGTTTGTGTTAGCTGTTTTCCTTGTGTAGCAGTAGTTCAAGGGCAAGCTGCGTGTCTGGGTCGGAGGGCTCTATGTCCCAGCCCCTGTCGTAGTTGCATACGACCTTGCCATCTCGTTTGAGCATCAGCTTGCTGATCCTGCCGCCGTCGATTCCAAACTGGGAACCTTCCTCGTAAACCTTCATCCAGTAATGAAAAATGCTGTTGTGAATCTTAAGGCTTCCTTCTTTCCACATGGTGTGCACTCCCTTCGTTTTTGTATGTGTATATTCGCTCTGAAAGCACACAATAGCAAGTCAATTCAGAGATATAAATGCATCAAATATCGTATTGAAAGGGATGTGTTTTACGCCTCGCCTGTCAGGATGAAGTGGGTATATTCCTTGCGGTTTTCTTCGAGGTACACGACCAGCTCATAAAAGCCCATGTCGTTCGCGATGCGCTGCACCGATACTACATCAAACATATTCG